CACCAGACGCACAAACAGACTCATGGGCAATGCTTTGCGCCTCAACACCAGTCCTCACAATCAGCTAGAAGCAATCGAAACGGGAGCACACAATGAAACTGCCAATCACGATCGAGTACACATCAGGCGAGTTCGGTACATATACCGCGCAACCGCCAGAGTGGGCGAAATGGGAAAACAAGACAGGTCTAACCATTTCACAAGCACAAAACAAGATTGGAATTGCCGATCTTCTATTTCTTGCGTGGAATGCAATGAAGCGCGAAGCTGGTGGAAAGCCAATCAAGGGCTTTGACATTTGGTGTGAAACTGTTGCAGACGTGACTGTCGGTGAGGTTCTCCCAAAAGCTACGCCGCCGGAAGCGTAAATCGCATACTGGTCGAGCTGGCACTGGCGACTGGTATAGCAATGAGCGAGTGGCATACGGCGGAGCAGATATACACAGCGCTTGAGATATTGGAGAAGCAAAATGAGCGACAGCGTTGAAATTGCCTATGACAAGGCTGATCTGCGTCGCGTCTTAGGTGCATTCAAAGCAATGGACGCTGAGGCTACAGTCCAAGCCAAGGCAGCCTCTGGAGCTTTGGCAGAATTTGCTCAGGACAAAATTATCGGCACAGCTACCGGTCGAGGTCGAGCAGCGGAAAAGATAGCCCGCGGATCAAAGGTTTCCAAGTCCTCAAAGATCGGTGAGCTGTCTTTTGGCTTTGCCAGTCAAAAATTTTCTGGCGGCGCAACTACAAAAGATCTTTGGGGCGGCAACGAATTCGGATCAAACAAATATAAGCAATTTCCAATTTGGTCAGGTTTCGGTCCAAAAGGTCGAGGATCTAACGGCTGGTTTATTTATCCAACATTGCGCGCCATTCAGCCCGAAATCATTGCTAAGTGGGAAAATGCTTTTGACAAGATCCTCAAGGAGTTTTAAATGGTTGCGCAAAGTAGAACGCTTAAGCTGTCGATACTTGCTGACGTTGACCAACTTAAAAAATCCTTAAATAGTGCAAACTCTGACGTAGAAAATTCAAGCAGCAAGCTTGGCGAATTTAGCAAAAAGGCTGGCGTTGCCTTTGCAGCTGCCGCAGCTGCCGCTGGCGCTTATGCCGTAAAACTTGCCGTTGACGGAGTTAAAGCTGCGATCGAGGACGAAGCTGCACAGATAAGACTTGCCACAGCTTTAAAAAATGCCACTGGCGCGACAGATGAAATGATTGCCTCTGTTGAAAAACAAATTCTTAAAACATCACTGGCAACAGGCGTTGCAGACGACCAGCTGCGTCCAGCGTTGCAGCGTTTGTCGCTTTCAACAAATGACGTCACAAAGGCTCAGGATCTTTTAAACCTTGCTTTGGATATTAGCCAGGCAACGGGCAAAGGTCTGGACTCAGTAGCGAACGCGCTTGGCAAAGCTTACGACGGCAACACTGCCTCTCTTGGCAAATTAGGAATTGGCTTATCTGCCGCTGAGCTAAAGGCAATGTCATTTACGGACGTACAGACAAAACTGTCAGATTTATTTGGTGGTGCAGCTGCGGCTAACTCAGAGACATTTGCTGGCCGAATGCAAAGGCTTAAGGTTACATTTGACGAAGCAAAAGAATCAGTCGGAGCGCAATTGCTTCCAATTATTCAACAGCTGGTTGAATTTGTTGTCAACAAAGTAGTGCCAGCATTGAGTCGCTTTGCTGATTTCTTTAAACCAATTACAAAAGCAATTGACGATAACAAAGAGTCATTTATTTTATTTATTGAGTTTATTCAAAGCTACGTTGTGCCAGTGCTTGTCACCGTATTAGGCGGCGCGTTGCAGACTGTCGGAAAGATCGCCGGGGCGGTAGTGGGCGTTATTGGATCAGTTATTAAGGTGATAAATACTCTAATCCAAGGAACGATCGACGGAATTAACTTTTTGATTAGGGCATACAACGCAGTCAATATTGGCTTGCCTGATCTAAAACCTGTCTCAGCTGGCGGAACACAATCAGGCGGAACATTTAGCAGCATTTCAGGCGTACTTGGATCAAGCATTCCAAGCCCTAATGTAAATACAACACCTATTCCAACAATTACAATTCCGACCATTTCAAGCGCCGTTGTCGCCAACGTAGCAAAAACAGCGGTTACATCAAAGGCTGTGACTTCAAATGTAAGCGGTAGCGGCGCAGGCTCAACTATAAATTTGACGGTCAACGGAGCAATTGACTCAGAAGGCACAGCCCGCACAATTGTCAACACTTTAAATAATTCTTTTTATAGAGGAACAGGCGGCGCAGACCAGCTTGTCGCAACCGTATGACACAGTGGTCGCCTGTCTGGCGTGTAAAGGTTGCTGGCGTTGACGTTACTGACTCGGTATTGGCCAGCTTAAATATCACTTCTGGACGGACAAATATCTACGAACAAGCTCAGGCAGGTTACTGCTCGATTACGCTTATTGTTTTTGATCAAGTGCCTATTGACTATGAAATAAATGACACCTTATCCGTAGAAGTTCAAGACACTTCTGCGGTCTATACGCCTATCTTTGGCGGCTCAATTGTGGATATTGCTGTCAGCGTCTCAGAGGTCGGCTCGACCGCTTATACGCAAGAGGTAACAATTACTGCCTTGGGGGCTTTGGCAAGGCTGCAAAAGGCGCTTACAGACGGAGTCTTGTCACATGATTTTGACGGCGATCAAATATATACAATTTTATCCGAAGTCTTATTTGCTCAATGGCAACAAGTTCCAGCGGCCGAAACTTGGGCTGACTATGACCCGACAGTAACTTGGGCAACAGCTGAAAACACAGGGCTGGGCCAAATAGATCGACCGGGCAATTATGAGCTGTCACAACGCTCATCATCACGTACTGTTATCTATGACCTAGTGGCAGCTTTGGCGACTTCTGGCCTTGGATATATTTATGAGGACGCCAACGGCCTGATTGGCTATGCAGACTCAACTCATAGGACGGTTTATCTTGCGGCCAATGGCTACACAGATTTAACTGCAAATCATGCTTTAGGGCGTGGCATAACAATTAAGACAAGAGCAGGCGACGTCCGCAATAACGTGACCATTAAATACGGTCAAAATAGCCAAAATGAAGTTAGTGATACAGACGAAACTTCAATTTACACGTATGGAACACTGGCTCAAATCATAAATACAACGATAAGACATCAAGCCGACGCTGAGGCTCAGGCCGCGTTTTACTTGGAGCTAAGAGCTTATCCTCAGCCAATCTTTGAGCAGATAACTTTTGCGCTGACAAATCCAGAGCTAGACAATAGCGATCGAGACAGCCTTATTAACGTGTTTATGGGCCAACCAATAGCTTTAAATGACTTGCCCACAAATATGTCGGCTGGAACGTTTCAAGGCTTTGTTGAAGGCTTTACATTTCGCGCGAGCTACAACGAGCTGGCCGTCACTTTGGTAATGTCGCCACTGGCCTATTCGCTGCAAGCTATGCGCTGGAATGACGTACCAATTACCGAAACTTGGGCAAGCGTGTCGCCAATTTTGCAGTGGCAATATGCGACAATCGTGTCATAACCTGAAAGGAAAATAAATGGCTAATCCGACAACATATTTTGGCTGGGTCATGCCCACCGCAACCGATTTGGTGACTGACTTACCGGCAGATTTTAACGTCTTTGGTCAAGGCGTTGATACTTCTTTGCAGGATTTATTAGGCGGCACAACGGGTCAAGTGTTGTCCAAAGCCTCAGCAACAGATATGGATTTTGCTTGGATCGAGCAAGATGACACAACTTTGTCATTTAACGCGCAGACAGGCACAACTTACACACTTGTTGCGGCCGATCTTGGCAAGCTTGTAACTCTTTCAAATGCCGGAGCAATAACTTTGACTGTTCCGCCATCAGTATTTGCAACGGGCAACATTGTTAACATTCAGCAAATTGGCGCTGGTCAAGTGACTTTGGCTCAAGGCGCGGGAGTAACTATAACTTCAACAGGCGCAACAGCTTCCGCTCCAAAATTAAAAAAGCAATACAGCGCAGCTTCTATTATCTGCACAGGCAGCAACACTTTTACCGTTATTGGTGATCTTTCATAATGTGCCCAATTCTTGGAATTTTTGCAAGCTCTGGTGGAGTTTCAAGTCCGACGACCGTTGATTACTTAGTCGTAGCAGGTGGTGGCGGCGGTGGATACGGCGGCGCTGGTGCTGGTGGATTTAGAACAGCAACAGCTTTTTCGCTGCCTTCATCTTTTACTGTAACGGTTGGTGCTGGTGGTGCTGGTGGCGCGGGCGGTACAGTAAATCCAGGAACTAATGGTAATGACTCAGTATTTTCAACAATTACTTCAGCAGGCGGCGGCGGTGGTGGCGGTGCTAACGGATCTCCTGACTGGAATGGTAAAAATGGCGGGTCAGGTGGTGGCGCGGGATATTCAAGCGGATCAAGTGCTCCCACAGCTG